TCGATACAATGCAACCATATCTGGTGCTTTACCAGATTCTGCCATGGCAGTGTATAACTTGTATCCATAACGAGTAAGTACATCATCACCGTCCACGGCAACCATGTAGTCTTCACCAGATTCAAGGAATAGTTTGATGACTGAGTTCTTACCCGTTGCAGGTGTGCCATCTGACTCTGTGATGTGGTGTTCATATCCACGTTCTTCGCACCATTTAGATGCAACCGCACCGTAATCGGGATCCAGAGAATTGATCACGACTACGGTTTCTCTTTGCGGTATAACTTGTTCAATCCATCCTAACCTCTCGATATCACGAGAGGTGAGTACGTACACCTTCATAACAAATCCTTGTAAGTTATTCTACTATTTTTTTGATCTTACTTAATAGAGAAGACTTCTTCTCACGTCTATCTAATTCAACACCATGCTCACGACCAACTGCTTCTAATTCAACTTTAGTCATTGCATCGAGATCAAGTGATGGTTCTTCAACTACCACTTCTTCTACTACTGGTGCAGGTTTTGGAGCAGGTGCAGGTTTTGCAACCTTACCATGGAATGCATCAATGTCTGCTTGTGCAAACTTACGTGATACAAACAACTCTCCACTGTTGGGATCTTCCCAACCTTTTAGGGTTGGCACTGCTTGTGCACACCAACCAGGCGCTTTAATTGCCATAATTATTCTCCGTCTAATGGTTTACCAGATAGAAGGGCACGAATAACTTCGAACTCTGCCATCTCTTTTTTCAACTTAGGTTCTTTCGGGGGGAGAACTTTCTCCATATCCTCATGATCCATCTTGTCGATTTTATGTTTAGCAATGAATTCCTTAGACTTAGGGGATTCTTTACTGTCAATCTTTTCTGGTTCAGTACCTGCTTTCATCTTCTCAAGAAGATCTTCGAGGTCTTTAATGAACTCAGCAGATGCTTCACCGATCTTAGAAATCTCTGGAGTATCGTCACCGTCATCTTTATTAGGTAACTTCTTCTTCTTCTTAGGATCTACTTTAGGTTTATCTTCAGTCTCACCATCTGCTTCAACTGAATCTGCTTCCTTTTCATCCTTCTCTGCTTCGGTCTCACCTTCTTTTGCTTTGACCTTTTCGTTCTTAGCAGGTTTCTCTCCACCGTCTTTCTCGTTGTCGATTGCCTTGCGTCTCTTGTGCAGGAATTCGTCCGAAGAATCTACATCTCCATCATTATCGATGTCCTTGTCTTTACGATTCTTGAACTTCTTATCGTTTGCTTTATCATCGACAGGGTCTAACTTAGACTCACCACGGTTACGTGCTCCCGCTGCTTGTGCCTTAGTCATACCTTCATCGAGGTCTGCTGTTTCGGAGACCATTGACAAATATGCCTCCATTGTTTTCTTTATATCTGACATAGTTTAGGTCTCCTTAAAACCATAACATTTTTACGATGGCACCAATTATTGATGCTACACCGATAAATGTAACTTTATTTATAATGCCCACTGTATGAGCGTTGTCGTTCACCTTTGCCTCTATTGCGTCAAGTTTTAAACTAAACTTGTTCATACGCTCATAGGCATTCTGCGAATTCTTTTCCATTTGAAGTATCTTTTCTTCAGTACGTGCTAAACTTACCATCGCATCGGATAGTTTGTCTATTTTTTCTTCGATCCGACTGAGTCGTTGATCTGATAAGTCTGCCATTGGTTAATCTCGGTTATTGTTCTATTTATATTAATTGTCTACTTTAGCACTACCACGCCACTGATAACAACTCCAGTACCTTGCTTTGTGCTTTGGGCCTGGATTTGCACAGTCGTGTCGTGCTCTGAAAGATGCCCTACGTTTTGGGTCATCTCGTTTAATTGACATCTTCGGATCTCCGAAACGTACGACCACAACGTTACCTTGGTCGTTCTTCACATATACCTTGAACTTCTTATTAGGGTTCTCGGACGTGCGAATAGGATCATTAAGTTTCACCTTCTTACCTTGGTATTCTGACTCAGTTATCACCAAGTCCTCAAATAGATCATTGCATTCGCAATGTGCATCTATCTCGTTGTAGTCGTTAAATTTTTTCATTCTTTTATAGTACCTTGTTCCATACTCGTTGAATTCTATTACGTTTCATCATGTGGGAGAACTTTCTCCAAATTCTATCAATCAATCTTTACTCCTGTATTACTTTTTCATTAATTTGAATGCTACGTTTGCCATGGCAGGGACAGTCATTTTATCCATCTTTGCCTTGTTGGTGTCGTTTATGGCATCATAGACTTTTACTACGGCAGATGCTGTAAACATATCTACCATTACACCGTTAATCTTCTTTGCTGATTTCTTTGCAACAATATCACGCATTTGATCTACGTAAGATTGCTTACCCTCAGTGATCTCTACAGACTCATCAAACATCCCAGAGTCCTTCATCATTCTGAGTGCATCTTTCTTTGCTTTCTCAGCATTGTTCTTGTTGATTCTCTCAACTGCTTTCTTGATCATCTTTAGACGTTTTGCTTTGTCCTTGGGATTCATTGCTTCGTCAACGTCACCGTATGTCTCGCATGGGGTCTTACCACATCCACAGTTTTGTTCTTTGACATCTTCACGTTTACTTTTCTGGTATGCGTTGTACTCTTTACGTCTTTCGGCATCCTTCTTCTTCTCAGCAGGAGTCATTTGAGATACAGGTTTACGTGCTTCTTCAATAAACTTGTCAACGTCAGTGCCTTCAAACATCTTTGCAAGACCTTTTGCATTGACGGTTTTGAATGAACCAAACTCATCGGTAACTCTAAATGACAACTTACTACCATCGAGTTTCATATCGACAGTATGTAATTTACCCTTCTTATCTCTAAGACCTTTTTTAATCTTAGGTGCTCTAATTTCATTAAACTTTTTCATGCAAGATCCTTATCGTGATTTAGGTTACCCTTTTTCTTCTTAACGATAAATGCGTTAACTCTTGCGTAACCCCATTGTTGAGGAGTGGTGCCAGGCCGATGTCCTGTTTTCCATGCGGCGACTCCACGGTTATAAACTTTTTTTAATGTATCTACAGAGATACCAGATTTCTTAGACTTACCTGCAAGACCTTCTCCCTCCTTCTCTACGATATCGTAGTTGGAGTACCTGCCTTCTTCTAAGTATTTTTTAAAATTAATCATTTGGTTTCCCTGTTTTTTGTCCTTGTTCGTGCCAATCTTGCACGATCAAGAATACGGTCATGTTTCTTCTTATCTGCTTCCTTTTCACGAGAGATTTTATCTTGTGCAGTGGCAACGGCATCTTCACCCAATAAAGAATGAAGTGCTCTATCGTCCATGCCATTATAAGTCTTAGCAATCTGTTGTGCATAGTAGTGTGTACCATGTCTCAACTTACCACCACCCTCTTTCTTCTTACGAGCAATAAGATCCTTTAAAGTCTTCAATGCGTGTTGATACTGCTTCTTATTAGTAGTCAACGACTTTAACTTGTCTAACATTCTACCTTCTGTAGTGATTGTTTTAGATGATGTCTTGAAGTTCTTCTTACGCATTATTGTTTTGTTAACAACTTCGAACTCGTCTTTGTTACGGTTGTAGTTAATAACTACGGGTAAATTAAGATCCATCTGCAAGTCTTTAATGACTGCTTCACTATCTGGATTCTGTCTAATGTTCTTTGCTTTGTTCTTGGCAATCTTCTTGAATACACGTTGCAGTTCTGCTACAGTAATAGCAGGTTTGTTACGGTCATCGTTCATACGATCCGCAAAGTGACGTGTGAATTCTATGTCAACTTTGAACTTTGCAAGTAATCTATCTGCAAACTTCTCAAGATCACTTAACTGCTTTGGAGATACGTCTTCGGTCTGGACACAATTAGGAACCATCTTGTTCCCTTTCTTCTTCATTCCGACTTCTTTGTACCCATCCCAACAGTCTTCGTCATACATATCTTTGAATGCTTTAGTGTATTTAGACGTTTTGGTTTTGGCAGTTTTGTCGCCTGGTGCAGGTTTATATGCAGATTCATCATCATCTGCTTTCTTCCCATGCTTCTTGAAATGTGCGTCTCTCTTTACCTTAGTAGACTTCTCTAATCCTTTGTGGTATTTGGCAGGTTGGGTTCCTTTTCGGTCTTTGATATCTGCGTCTTGTCGTTCAACGAGTTCGACTGACTCCAACCATTTGCGTAGTCGAGTGCCGTCCGCACGTTCAACGATAACGTAATTTGATCCGAGTACACTGACCGTAACCAATTCATCACTTTCTTTGACAATGACTTCATCACCGACTGCATATAGTTCTCCTTGGATATACTGTTCTCTTGTTTCTGAAACAACAGGTAATGCAATGTGATTCTTAAATTGAGTCTCTTCCTTGAGACCCATACCTTTGCGGACATCATTGAACAATTTCCTTGTATCCTTGTCCGAGTAATTACGTGGCACACCTTGAGTGAATGACTGGTAGTCATTGTCTTTGGCAAATGCACGTTGCTTAGATGCAGACATTCCTTCCACACCTTCAGCATCTGGATCTCTTTGACCTGCTGATATTACTTTGATTGATTTAAACTTGTAGAATCCGTGACGTGCTTTGACACCGTTGTACTTCTCAAGTAGAACAGTGAACTCACGTAGACGGTCATCACCAACAACCATACAGACCGAAGTATAACCTTGATCATATAGTTGAGCAGCGACATCAAACACATTCTTTATCTTGGGATCCATGATAACAGAACGTGCGTGTTTCGGGTACATCTTACGGATGTGCTTAACCTTATCCTTGTAGGATAACGGATCCTTTGCCCCAGTCTTCTGAGACATATAAACTTTGTAATCGTACTTACCAGACTTCTTAGCAAGGTTATCCATAACCTTACCATGTCCAATAGTCGGGGGATTCATGCGTCCAAAAGTGAAATATACTTCACCCTTTTCTTCACGTAGATATTGAGAGAAATTTTTGATAGTCACTACTTCTTTGCCCCACCAGATTTACGTTCTTTTTCATTCCTACGTACTTGGGGTAGTAGTTTACGTGCTAACTTATCGATCAGACCTTTTTTCTTTTCTAATCTCTTTTCGAGATCCATTCTACGGGCAAGGGATATATCTTTCTTATCCATACCCTTGGTCATCTTCTTGAGCACGGCATTACGTGCCGCTTTCTTGGCACGTTTCTTGAGGGTATCGAGGTTTGCTGTTTTTCGCATGGCACGTTTTCTACCAAGAGCAATCTTGGATTTCAACTTCTTCATCTGTCTGCCACGTGCAAGACGTTGTTGCATAGACAATGCTTCGTCTTGTACTTCTTCGTTATCGATCTTCTTACGTCTGGATGCTTTGGATGCGAGTTCTTCGTCACCCGTCCCTGTGTAATCGACCGTATCGAAATCTTTAAATCTAAGTGGTTTCTTATCCACTGTTTACCCCTTTGGTTTGCCCCATTTAATATATGATTAGGATTTGTCCCAACCCTTTAGTATATCGGGTGAAAAGTTGTTGTATGAAAATTCCATACGATCAACAAGTTTCACCGCATCACCACCAAGTTTATCAATTGCCACATATCCTTCTTCGGATGTCACTTTAAAACCTTGTCGGGTCTTAACGAATGTGTCAATTTTCTTTAAACTGTTTAGTTTATTTATAAGTTTTAACTTTGCCAAAACTATTAATTTCTGCAATTCGAACATCTTTATTAAAGATGCTCGGTTTTGCGGACTAAAGAACTTTAAGATTTCGTCTCTTTTACCTTTTTGGGTGCTCTTGCCTTTCTCGGTTTTGCGGGAGTCGATTTCTTTTTGGTACTTGTCTTGGATCCAGTTGATGAGACCTTGGGCGTGCGCTTTCGAGTCGCCGGGGACTTGACCTTTGCGGACTTTGGTGTTTCCGTAGGTTTCGATAAGTCCTGCGAGGTCTTGGTCTCCTTCGAGAGTCCGAAGAGTTGATCCCGCAATCTGGTTAAATAGTTTACCAATTTTCGTAAGATATTCATTAATTTCTCCTGTTTCTTTTTCGGTCAATGTTGCGTCCACACTGCGGAGCATAGCATCCTGTGACCATACGTTCTTAGAACGTGTTAGTTGTTTAACATTGACACCATAGGATGCTTTCATAGTTTCAAATGTTTTACCAGTATATGTAGTATGCCACACTATGCCGATTTTTGCAGAGGTTAATTCCTTTGCTTGTTCGACAGGTACAGCATATACAATGGTATTAGGGTGAAACGTAATATACTTCTTACCTTCAATTGTTTGTTTAGATAAGTCACCCTTCCCGAACAAAAAGTCACCTTGAATAACACCCTTGATTCCCAGAGAGGGAAGGTATTTCAATGCGTCTTTAAGTTTTGCATTAAGATCTCCTTTGGTATCGTCATCGATATCAGCAGGGGTCTTATATACTTTTGCGTTCTTGTTGAAGATACCTTTCTTAGCAACAAAGAACTTTCCGTCTGTGGGATCAGTACCGCAAAATATTGCAGGTGCCCCATCCCATTTCGTGGATAGTTTAGGTTTCCCTTTACCACCCAGTACATCACGCAACTCACGCAGTGCGTTGATTGCTTGACGTGTTCCGTTAACACCCCCATAGATGACCTTATCTTCGATATGGGTCATGTGAGTGTTCTTATTTTCTGTTATGTATTCAGCAAATTTCATTTTCGCACCATAGTGAACATAGTTCCACTGCTACTTGTGTCAGTTGAAATCTTATATGCTCTGCCTAAATTTTTTGTTAGAAGTCTCTTGTACAATCTCTCTCTTCCCTGTAATAGTTTCTTATTACCCTTTTGTTTACCTGCCGCTGCATTCATATACTTGGGTTTTTCTATCTTAACAAATTGATTGACCACCTTAAAAACGGTTGCCATGATACGCAATGCATCACCCTCACCCGTCATTGATTGCTCACCATTACGTTCAAAACTAATCTCCCAATCTATGTGGTCATAGTCATCGATGTGTTCATCACCTTCGATGTTTATATTTAATTGACCACCGTCATCAAGTTTAACTGAAGAACGATAACCCTGTTTCCCGTCCTTCTGTAGAGTGGCAGGATATGGATTATTTAGAGACTCGAATAGTTCGTTGAATGTCTGCATTAGAATTTTATCTTGTTGTTAAAAGAAGGATCGGGTTGTACCCCAAGAAACTTCTTTAGTTTAATCAGTCCACCCTTGAAGAATGTTGTTACCTTTCTCCATGTCTTGCTTACCCATCCACTGATAATCTTTAATAGTTTTATCTCTTGTAGTTCAATACTCTCATTAAGATCTTCGGAATCTTGCATAGAGTCAACAATCAATGAGATAACAGACCAATAGTTATATTCACCTGTACCACCTTTCTTGTTGGTGGGTGACTTCATTGATGCTAAAGTTCTTTGTGATGTTTTGAATCGTGCCTGTAGTTTCATGGCATTTGCAATCTTTAAACAGTACTTGTCATCATCCACTGAATGAATCTTGACTTGTGAACCATCCGCACTTGCAACCAACATAAACTCTGCGGCGGCATTACTTGTCTTACCAAACTTCTCATACCCAGACATTGCTTCACGAGCAAACTCAACCTTGAATGATTTAGATTCGTTGAATAGTTTACCCAACTCTAACATACAGTCTTTGTGTGCTTTCTCTGCTTTATTAACCACGTCATCTGTACCAGCGGCAATCAACGGACGTAACTTTGATGGTGCGAGAGTAGACTTAACGAACCCTTCGAGTACGTCTGTAGTCTTTTTGTATTGGGGGGATTTTTTGAGTTCTGGATTAGAGTTCTTGGTTGCCGCTTCGAATGTAGCACCAGACTCTGCTTTACCACCAGACATTAATTGTGCCAGACCGATCTTAACTGAGAACCTCATATCCCCAATGAGTACATCGGTCTTGGG